TACCTGATGAAGTTTTACCTTGTACTATATCTGTAATAGACAAATTACCACTACCAAATTCATCATCTAATTGAGAAGATAAATCATTGGCAGTTGATTTAACATCGCTATATACTAAATAATCACTTGGTTCTTCTTCTGTTATATTACCAGTCAAGTATTTTATTATATTTTCTTTCATTTCATCTGTCATAATTTACCTCCTTAATTATTTAATGGACTATTTAAAGTACAATTTAAGATATTTCCTTCTTCAATTTCAGTTATTACTAAATTGTTAAATATTATGTCTGCACTATTTTCTATATCTATATTTCTTGTAATATATTCTCCTGCACTTATATTTCCACTTGCTTTTGCTCTTTGATTATCAAAGTAATTTATAGCAGTTTCACTATTATAAGAACTACTTAATTCATATATATAAAATATATCATTTGTTGTTGCTATTATTTGTGTTGTTTTCTTTTTAACCATATATTGTTGTTGTAAATCTGTTAAAGGTGCATTGAAATATACTATATCTCCTATATTATACAAATTATTATTGTATGTAGTCAATGTTAGTGTTATTTCAGGATGTCCTTTATATTTAATATATGTTTGTCCTATATTATCTAATTCTGCACTTGATAATACATCGTTTCTTCTTTCGTATCTTGATATAACACCTTTTCTACCTGTTTGATTTCCTATTCTATTTACTTCTTGATTATTATATACAATTTGTCTACCTTTTACTAATGGTGTATATAATACTTCTATATTACTTCCTGCATTATATGTATCGTTTGCTTCTATTACATTTTCGCCAGGATTATAATAAAAATCTGCTTCTATGCCAAGTTCTTTATCTTCTCCTGTTGCAATAGTTTTTGATACACCATTTACTGATATATTTTTTAATACTGCTATATTACTTAATAAATTAAATGTTGTATTATAACCATCTGCAAGTATGTTATCTGTATAATCAATTCCTCCGTAAACTTCTTCGCTTAACATTACTTGCTTATTTCTATAATCTTGTGTACTATAACTAAATGTCATATCTTGTATATTGTTTTCTTCAAAGTATTCTAAATTATATTCTATATCATCTTTTTCAGGTAATTGTTCTATATCGTAAAAGTCTATTGCCACTTTATCTTGATCTATCATTCTTGTAAACCATTTACTTTGTGTTATATCTGCTAGGTATTGAAAGACATCGTAAGCAGTTTTTTCTAATGTAGAATAAGCACCTATAACATCACTTGCTTCTGATATATTAATATTTCCTACTTCAAATCCATATTGTTTTATTTCATCTACTACCATATTGATAGCCTGTGTTATTGTTTTATTACTTATTACAAAATCTAATGTTTCTCCTTCACTTAAAAATGTTTTAAAATCTAATATTTGTAAACTACAAAAATGTGGTTCTCTTGGATTCAAACTTATTGTGCCTGTGTTTTTAACTACTCCACAAAATATAAGTTCTTCATCTTTATAGATTAAACATTTTGAATAATCTTTTGGAAAGTAAAAATTAGATATGTAATCGTGTGTTGCTTCCCAATTTTTAGGATAACAATTATTAAGTATTGTTGAAGAAGTAGTTAATAATTCTTCTGTTATTTCTATATTCTTGTCGCATACTACTTCTTCTCCATTTATAAACATTTGTATCATCTATGAAACCCCCTGTCCGTAATTATAGTCATTTTTAGCACCTCCACTAAAAGTTTTAATGTTTGATACTACTTGACCTAATGGATCAGTCTTAAAGTCTGCATATACATTAATTGTAGGTTTCATTGTTCCGCTTTGCATTGTTCCCATTGTCCTTGCATTAATGCCGTTTGCATACGGATTAAACTTTTTAGGTATTACTGCTTCGCCTTGATGTAGCATAGCCAATGTATCTTCTGGAACAAAATTAGTTCCTACTTTTAATTGTGGTAATTCGTTAATATGGAATCCCATACCACCTACAACAGGAACCCAGTCTGGTATTTGTATTTTATTTAAACCTCTTATAAATAAATTAATTGCATTAATTATAAAATTAAGTGGTGCTTTAAAAATATTACTTATTCCTTCTATAATTCCTTTAAAAATATTCTTTACACCTTCCCAAGCACCTTTCCAATTACCTGTGAATACATTTTTTATAAAATTAATAATTCCACTTAATACTGTTTTTATACTATCGAATATTGGTTTTATAATAGCAAATGCACCTTTTACTGTGGTTGATATAACTGTTGCTAATGTTCTAAATGCAATAGTTAATGGTGGTAATATTGTTTGTATAATTGTGCTAAATAATTCTATTATTGGAGGTAATATTTCACTTAATATCTCTACTAATGGTGTTATTAAAGCAAATAATACTTCTATAAAAGGTTTTACTAAATCTAATAAAGGTTGTAATAAATCTAATACAGGTTGTAGTAAACTTACTAACATTGGTAGTATCATACTTACTATTTCCATTATTGGTGGTAGTAATGTATTTACTAAATCTATCAATACAGGCATTATTGTACTTACTGCTTGTTGTAGCATAGGCATTATAACTGCCATCATTTGATTAAACATTGGCATTATTCCCTGTATTATTTGTATTAATGGTGGTAATATCATTCCTAATCCTTGACCTATTATAGTAAAGAATTGTTGCCCCATAGTACCTAATTGCGACATTACTCCACTTAATCCTCCCATAGGTGCTAGTGCCGTATTTATACTTGATATCATATTACCTATTCCACGAACAAATGCAGTTTTCATATTTGTAATAGATGTTTTTATTCCACCTGTTGAATTTCTTGCTTGTGTTTCAAAGTTTTCAAATCCTTCTATTCCTGTGTCATTTAATTTTACCATTGTATCCATAAATGTTTCCATAGATACTTTACCACTTCTTAAATCTGCACCTAAGGCATCGGCATCTACATAACCCATAGCAGTTGCTACTTGTTTTAATTGAGCTGGCATAGCCTGCATTATAGATCTCCATTCCATCATATCAGGTTTTCCTTTTGCATAGGCTTGGCTCATTTGTTCTATTGCACTTGCTTGAATTTCACTACTTGCTCCACCTGCCAATACTGCATTATTAAGTGCCAAGAATAATTGCTCTGATTTTTTTACATCTCCATTTTTTGAAGTAAATCTTTGTACTGCACTTGCTCCTGCATCCAATGTTGTTGGTAGTCCTTTAAGTTTTTCGCTTAAATCATTAATTACATCTGCACTATCACTTGCACTTACACCTAGATTATTCATTACTTTTGGAAAGTTATTTAATGTATCAGTTCTAGAAATAGCACTATCTAATCCTTCATTAAATATACCTATTGCTTTTGATATACCTTGAGCCGCTAGACTTCCTAATGCAAAGTTTTTAGTTAATCCACCTAAAGTGCTAGACATTTTTTTAGTGGCACTATCTGCATTACTTGTATCGCCTTTAAACTTAATTAATACCTCTGCATTCACTTATAATCCTCCTTTCTAATAAAAATAGGTAAGAGGTTTTACCCTCCTACCTTTAAGGATTACATTAAACTTTATGCTGATGTTATTTCAGTTGCTTTACCGATAAAAGTCATTTCAAATGAGAATTCTGATTCATCTTCGGCAGCCCCACCAAGATCACTTAAACTTAATGAAACTACTGCTTGATAAGTAGTATATTCTAATACACCATTATTTACACCACTTAATAAGTCGAATTGAATTCCTACATTAGAGAATTGAGTAATTTCTCCATCTCCAATTAATGTATGTACTTTATCTAATAAAGTAATATCTCCGTCATTGTTTACATCAACTTTTAATGTTCCTGATAGCATTACACTTGCACCAGTAATTATTTTCCTTTGTAAAGCATCACAGAAAACATAAAAATCTTTGCTTTCCATTTCTGTTGAAACTCCAATTTCTGAAGTAGTGCAAATAGGCGTAAATACTGGATTTTCAGTTGTTCCTGTATTTATTGCAAGATTTTTTATAAGTTCTCTATTGCTTATAAACCAATTTGTATTCATATCTCTATAATCCTTTCTATTTATATTTTTTATGCTATCCTATTTACTATACATTGTAAAGTTGAAGTATAGGACACTCTCCTAATATCTTCGTATGCAATAGTTCTAGGATTTGCAAATTGCTTAAACATAATTTGCCATTTTTGATTATTCCAATTAAAATATATATTATTTCCTATTAAATTACCAATTATAACACTTGTTTCCTTTGCATTTTTGATATTATCGCCATATACATCTATGTTATAGTAGTTATATAATGGATTTGCTTCATAAAAGACTATCTTTTGACCTGAAGTTTCTTGTACTACTATTACTTTGATATCATTATCA